TTGTTGCAAATCACCAAGCACTCAAAGTTCTCCGTGCACTGGTCCATGAACGTACAGAACATCTCAAACGTCGGAAACATACCTGCGTAATTCTCGTAAATCCTACGACGATTCCCCAGGATATTCTCGCGGAGAATGAAGACGAAATCCACGTTCGTGCGCAGGTTGGGCGTGATGCCTAACGGATACTGCATGGTGATGATGGTCATCATATCAATGTGGCGGCCGTTCATGAAGACGTAGCGTGTCGACTCCTCCTTAATCCATGACGCATCGTACAGACAGTCGTCCAGAATCAGGAAGGCGCGGGGGTCAATATTGGACTGCCCGCCGGAGCCGTTCTTGGATGTGTTGCGTTTCTGCTTCATGGTCATCTGGCGCTTGATGACGTTCATCACAATCTGCGGAGTGTACTTGTCGTGAATGAACTTGGACGGCACCATGTGTTGAAAGAACTCGTTGGCCACCTCTGTGCCCGAAATGACCGTGCCCACAGGGAAGTCCTGCTGGCAATTGTAGAGGATGTCGCGCACCAAGAAGGACTTGCCCGTATCCTTCTTTCCAATCACCACCATCATGGGACTCTTCCGCGAATCAATCTCGCATCGGGACTTAATCATCCCAATGTCGAACTTCCGCAGCGAAAAGTTCATCTTGTGCTCTCCTGTGGAAAGAGTTTGGGCGTTCAGACCCAGTGTTTCATTCCCCCATCCCAAGACAATGGTGAAAGAACTCAGGACTCAGTCTGTGGACATGAAGTTACATCGCTCTCCGAAGATTCAGGGTACGTCATGGGGACTGACGCATGTGCAGTCCTTCTTTCCTCCACTGGAGACGCTGTTCAAGACAGAGAGGCTGTCCAACCTGTCCGAGTATGGTGTCAAGCTCCCCGAGGAGGTGGAGACAGTTGTGGACGAGACCCACATCAAGACTACCAAGGGGCGTGTTCTACCTGTCCACCGCAAGACGACCATGGTGTTAAGTCCGTACAAGACGATGAAGGGGTCCTACGCTGTCCCGTCCCTTCCGAAGCCTGCTGAGGTGGCCAAGGAGATGGAGGAACAGACGCAGAGTCCGTACACGGCTGGCTACGTGGGTGCCATGACGTCGGTTGCTCTGTCTCTCACCGGATGCGCACACTTTCCGAAGGTGTATGGCGTGTATACGGCTGTCGCAACCAAGCACGAACTGAACATCTCGGACGACTACGAGGACTTATGTGACCGCAAGTGGTTCTCGGACCAGATTGGAAAGACCTTTGACCTCCGTCTGCGTGAGGGCGAGGGCGAGGGTGGTTTCGCGCACACCCGCGGACGTCGGTCGGCTGTGGATTTGGAGGATGCGGCCATTGAGCTGGAAACGACCGACCTCGATACGACCCATGTGGAGACACCCACGGCAGGGTCGGTCGTAGAGGAGTACGAGATTGAGTCCAGCCACAGCAGCGAAGAGTCGTCGGATTCAGAGGAAGATGTGTACGAGATTGAGTCATGTGACTGCGGTACGGAGTCAGAGGGAGAAGGGTCGGAGGAGGACGATGACGATGAGCCGTTTGCATGGGCCACCTTCAAGGATGTCCCAGTCATTACCACGGTGATGGAGCCGTGCGAAGGCACATTCTACGATTTGCTCAAGACATCCAAGGACCCCGCGCACCACACGGCGTGGGTGGCGCAGATTGTTCTTGCCCTTGCCTACGCCCAGCGCAGCCATGGATTCGTGCACAATGACCTTCACGGTAACAATGTCATGTTCGTGTCCACGAACGAGCCCACGCTGTTCTACAATGTGGGTGGAATCTGCTATGCCGTGCCGACGTATGGCAAGCTGCTGAAGATTATCGACTTTGACCGCGCAGGTGTGTCGGTGAAGCTCCAAGGCATGAAGGAGCCGCGTATGTTCCTCAGTAGCCAGTTCAAGCCCGACGAGGAGGCGGGAGGGCAGTACAATTGCGAGCCCTTCTACGACCAGGCGTATCCCCGCGTTCCCATGAACCCGTCGTTTGACTTGGCACGGTTCGCATCGTCAGTGTTCTGGGATATGTTTCCGAACGGTCCCGATGCAGACACAGACAGCCCTCTGCGCGACATCTTCTTGGCATGGACCACGCTGCCCGATGGGTCGTCCGTGATGTTCCGTGCTAAGCGCGACAACCACGACCGCTACCACGGATTTGGGCTGTACAAGGCAATTGCGCGATACTGCAAGGAGACGGCTGTTCCTCGTCGGGAATTGTCCAAGTTCAAGCAGTTCCAGGTGCCGCGGATTCCCGCAGGCCAACACTTTTTGCTGATTGAAGGATAATGGCGCTCTCCGAAGGTCTGAAGTTCAAGTACTCGCTGTACACGACGTTGCTGTTCTTTCTGCTGGGAAGTCCGACATCCTTCCGTGTGAGCAATCGGTTGTTTGGTGGGACCGTATCGTCAAGGGGCGGTTGCCCCACGGCGGTAGGATTTGCGCTGCATACGTTTGTCTTCTTGGTTGGATTGTACGGTCTGATGTCGTTGCCCCACGACGAGAAGTTTTCCGACCGCAAGATGGCGCCTGCCGACTTTGACGCGCCCCCGCCCCCAATGGGCCAGCAACCCGGCTCGGACCCATCGACTTAGAACTCGGGCTTGCCCACGAACATGTCCTGAACCGCGGCAACCATGGGCGCAGTGACGGCAGTCGTGCCCTCCGAACCGCCCAACGCATAGACGACTCCACCTGCGAGCGTACCCGCTCCAGCTGCAATCTTCGCCCCGTCAAGGAAGACCATCGGCTCGTCCTTGGACCTGCGGTCCATGTAGTACAGCATGGCCGCAACCGCCACAACAACTCCTACTATCATTCCGTAGTAATACACTTCCTCCATTTGTTTGGCGCGCATCTTTTTCAACTCACAGATTCAACGCGACAGCCTCGGACGACGGCTTGACGTCCACTTCGCCTTCGCCCTCCGACTCGGTCTCAGAGTCAAAGTCGTCATCGTTCAACCCCACGTCTTCGCCCAGCTGGATAGCGGGCGGCTCATCGTCGTCTGACTCGTCGTCGGATTCGTCGTCTGACTCTTGAACCTCGTTCTTGCCGAACTTGACCACGGGCTTCGGCGGCTCCTCCACCAGAGCAGGCGCAGGGGCTGGAGGTGCGAGGGCAGGTGCAGGTGCAGCGGCTACAGCCTCGGGGGTGTCGGACGCCTTGAAGTAGGCCTTGCTGATGTCCTTCCACGGGATGAAGCTGTCAATCACCTCGTTCAGCGTGTCGGCCAGCATGACCTCAATGTCGCGACGGTTGCGAGCCTGCTGCTCGGACGTGATGCCGACCGTGCGGAATAGGTACGCGTTGCTCCAGAAGCCACGGGCAGCCACCACGTATAACTTGTGGACAAAGACCTCAACGGCTGGGCGCGTGAACGGAATGTCTACGTGCTCGGACTGAGTCTGCTGCAGAGAGGCAAACGCACGGATGTAGCTGACAAACACACCCAGCAGGAGGTCCTCAATGTAGTCGCACTTGGAGGCCGCGGAGATGCGGTCCACTTCCTTCTTGAGCGTCTCGGTTGACCACTTGGGCACCTGGGTCAGAAGGTTCTGGAATGTACGAAGAACCTGGTCGGGCTGCTTGTTCCGCTCGCACGCTGACCGAGCATTGTCGTAGATACTCCAAAACCCGTCGGCGACATGGGGAACCAATGTGCGTCCCAAGTTCTCACGAAGCGTCTGCTTGACAAAGTCAGTGCTCATTTGTTTACACACGAGGAGTCTGGATTTCGTAAACCGACGCAGATGAAGTTGGTACTTATCTTGATGGTCAAGAACGAGTCTGCCATCCTGAAGCGATGTCTTGAGGCGGTCAAGGGCGTCGTGGATGCCTACTGCATCCTGGACACCGGGTCATCCGACACCACGGTAGAGATTGCCGAGGAGTTCCTTGAGAACCAGGTCGGGTGTGTAACGGTTGAGCATTGGAAGGATTTCGGATACAATCGTACCGTCAGTTTTCAGCGGGCGCATGCGTACCTGAAGGAACAGTGCTGGGACCTGAAGGATACGTATGGACTCCTGCTGGACGCAGACATGGTCTTCAAGGCCGGAACCCTGAAGGAACAGAACCTGGAGGAGCCTGGGTATACAGTTGTCCAGGTTGCGGGGACGCTTGAGTATCCCAACACTCGCCTGGTCCGCATGGATTACCCTTGGACGTGTATCGGCGTGACGCACGAGTACTGGGGAGGACCGACCAAGCACCTAGCCAGGGACGTGTGCTTCATTGACGACCGCAACGACGGTGGGTGCAAGTCCGACAAGTTTGAGCGCGACGTGCGCCTGCTTGAAGAGGACCTGAAGAGGGACCCCACGAACGGTCGGTCCATGTTCTACTTGTCCCAGTCGTATCACTGCTTGCGTCGCTGGGACGAGGCACGGAAGATGTACAAGAAGCGCATTCTCACAGGTGGATGGGACGAGGAGATTTGGTATAGCCATTACATGGTGGCGAAGTGCTGGCTGGAGCTGAAGAACGTCCCCAAGTTTGAGGAGTGGATGCAGCGGGCAATTGCTATGCGCCCTTCGCGAGCTGAGGCCCACTACCAGCTGACCAAGCACTTCCGCGAACAGTCAAAGCACTACAAGGCCTACCAGTACATGCTCGAGGGCCGCCAAGTCCCACTGAGCCGCGACGCGCTCTTCTTGGAGACGGATGTGTACAAGTACCTGTTTGACTACGAGGCCACCATTCTCGACTACTACGTCCAGCCCGACCGCAAGAAGGGAATGCGCACGTGTGTGGACTACCTGCTCAAGTCAGACTTTAACCGCTCCAACGTCATCTTCAACTTTCAGTTCTACACACAACCCGTGTGGTCCCGTCAGACCGACCTCCTTCCGCGCCTTCCAAAGCCATTCCCTGGGTATGTGCCGACAGCTATCTCTGTGTGTGACTACCCTCTTGCGAATGTCCGCTACATCAACTACTGGATGGAGGGCGGAGAGTACAAGACCCCGCCCGGAGAGCCCGTGTTGACTGAGAATGCCTATGTGAACCTGGAGACCATGGAGGTTATTGCAAAGATGGACGACTCTACCATTGGACTGCCCAAGTTCTCAGCCAATGTCAAGGGGTTGGAGGACCTGCGGTTGTATCGCAGTACGAACGGACTGTCCTTCGTGGCCACAACCCAGGAATATGCAGAGGGAAAGGTGCGCTTGTTGCAGGGGCTCTACAATCCCGATGGAACGTATTCGGAGTGCAAGGTCTTGGAGTCTCCACACGGAAGGGCATGCGAGAAGAACTGGCTCCCCTTCCAAGGCACGGACATGATGATGTACGGATGGTCACCGTTTGAGGTCCTTGACCGCACAGGACTCCGTCGCTCCATCCCAACGCCGCCCTTCTTTCAGTCGTTCTGTGGGTCCGCACCTCCCATCTCGGTGGGCGACAAGTTCTGGACACTGGTCCACGTGGTTGAATATTCCAAGCCCCGCAAGTACTACCACTTGTTTGTCGAGCACCAGTCGATTGACAAGGTCACCCGCATCACCCTGCCGTTCGTGTTCCGCTCGGCGGCCGTAGAGTACTGCGTGTCGTGTCGGTTGTCCGACCCCACAACGGTAACGTGCTACGTGAGTTTTGCCGATGCGAATCCTGCACAAATTGATATTCCGTTCTCGTCGCTGGACTGGATTTCAATCTAAGTACGCAACCACACACTGTTTCAGATTTGACCATGAAGGGCGTTGGAACGCCAGTTTGTTCTTGAAGAAGTATGTCTTGGACAGGCGCCCACACCAATAGGTGTCGATGCACCCTTCGTTTTGATAGCCTTCGCCAGCCGTAATCTTCCGCAACCCCTCGTCCACAACCGCAAGCACATCGTGGGACGTCCGCTTCGTCAAGAAGTATGCAGCGGAGGTCGTGCAGGATTGCTTGGTTTCCGACAGCAAGTCATCGTGGTGGAGTCTGTCACCCAACCTGCTAAGAGACAAGAAGCAGATGGAATAGTCGTAGGTGCGCTCAAAGAAGGTCGCGATAGACGAGTGGACACGGGATACGTCGTCCGTAAACACAATGTCGTCTTCCAAAATCAGGCACGTGGAATGTCCAGACTCTTGGAAGTGCTTGATGACGTCCACGTGGTTCTTGGTTGCACCCACGTAGGGCGGTAGGTCCTTCTTGCCTTGGTAGTGGTGGACCTTCTGCAGAGGCGCGGACACACGGGCCAAGGATGCCATTGTCTCCATGAATCGGTCCGACCTGCCTTCCAAGTTCAAGATGTAGATACTGTCCACTGCAGCCCAGCAGGGGTGTGACTCTACAGTGTCGTGGGCGACCTGGGAAAAGAGGGATACGTGGCGATACAGCTTGCGAGTGATGGGAAGGGCGTGGTGCCAGTCGGGGTAGTTGCCGTAGACAATCACCACTTCTCCGTCCGCAGGTTCCCGACCTGAGTCAAAAGATGCCACCGTACGTCCCAACTTGGGTAGCAGGTGGTTCGAGTTGACAACCATGTGGGGATGAAGGTCGGCAAACTCAAATCGCGACAGCCACGTCTGAGCCTCGGCAATCCGTCCAACATAGTAACATGAAGTAAACATGTCTTCAAAGACCCGAGCTCGCGCACTGTATGGAATAGACAACGGGTCCACGGATTCCATGAAACGGATGGCAATCTCAAACTGGTCATTGGCTCTGAGCTCGCATACAATCGCAGGAATGTCCTTCATGTACTCAAACTTTGGCTTGCCGTCCCAAATGACATTGCCAACGAAATCGGTGGGCGACTCAAAGGGGCGCTCAATCCACACCGCATGTTCTCCTTGGAGTGCGCGGTAGGATGTGTGAACCAGCATATCCGACTTGACGGATTCGTAGACGGCATGCGCCAGAAACTGCTCATCAAATCCATACGCGACCTCATGTGTGGGTAGCATCACGGTCATTGGGCGCTTCCAACCAAAGGTTCCCGCCATCAACTTGGATGCGTGCCAATAGTGGTCACGAATGGTGTGATACGACTTGTTTGAAGCCAAAAACTGGTCAATGCACCAACGGTCCCGCGCGTCAATGCGAGAGTCCGCATCCCGCACAAACCCGACCTCTGCGTAGTTCAAGGGAATGTACCGGAGAAGGGCATTGATGGGACCTGCGCGGTTCGTCACGTCAATTGTCACTCCTTCGGGCAAGACCCATGACGGGTCACACTCACCCTTGTAGACCACAATATCAAAATCAGGGTAGTACTGCTTGACCAATTCAATGTTCTCAAGCAGTCCTGTGTAGTAATTGGGCTCAGTGCCGTAGAGGCAGAAGGAGAAGACCTTCATTATGTATACATGTGCCTGAACGATTCGTTTCCTGACCGCAGGGTGTCCTCCAGGATACGGCGGGACAGGTCGGGCGTAATCAACAGAGGCAGCTTGATGGGAGTGTAGAATGTGTACTTCTTGGCCGTTGCCTCACCTGCGATGCGCAGCAGGTTCACACGGGTCACCAGCGTCTCCACAATACGGATGAGGTTGCGCACACCCTCCTCGTCCTTGGAGAACTCAGAAATCAGGTACTTGATGGCATCCTCCGAGATTGTCAGCTGGTCCTTGAGGTGGATACGGTCAAGAATCTGGGGCCAGATGTACTGGCGCACGATGGATGCCTTCTCCTCCCAGCTGTACCCCGAGCACGTGATGACCTGCATGCGGTCCTTCAGAACAGGGTGAATCTTGGACTCATCGTTGAAGGAGAAGACGAACAGGCACTGCGACAGGTCAAAGTCCACCCCGGCAAAGTAGCGGTCGTGGAACTGGCTGTTCTGCGAGCGGTCCGTCAAGTGGATGAGCATGCTGGCAATCTCATCGCCGTGGGCCGTTGTGGAAATCTTGTCCACCTCGTCAAAGTACAGCACGGGGTTCATGCACCGAGCCGACATCACAGCGTCGGCAATACGACCCCATGTGGAGCCCTCGTAGGTGTACGAGTGTCCCACAAAGTTGGAGGCATCCGACGCGCCGCCCAGCGAGAAGAACTCAAACGGGCGCTGGAGCACCTTGGCAACTCCGTTGCGAGCAAAGGACGTCTTGCCGACTCCCATCGGACCCTTGAGCGCAATGACATTGCCGACAGACGAGGGGTTGGACATCCACTGGGCCAGAATCTGCATAATCTGCGTCTTAGCCGACACCATGCCGTAGACCGCTGTATCCAGCGTCTTGGTAGACTCCTCCAGGAACGCCGAGCACTTCTCGGGCCCGTCTGCAATGGTCACGGGCAGAGGCACGCACTTGCCAAAGGGAATACGAAGGAAGGACTCCACCCACGCACGAAGCTTGTACCCCTCGCCCTCCATGGACATCTCAAACAAATTGTCAATCTTCTTGATGACCGAGGCTTTGATGTTGTCGGAGACGTCCATGTCCAAGACACGGAACTTGAAGGGCACGTCGCCGTCCACGACGAGTGTGGATAGCTTCTTCATCTTCTCATTGAGATGGCGGCGCTTGGACTTGGACAGGTCCTCGTAGTACTCCTCCTCATCCTCGTTCAGCTCCATTGCCGGAGACTCCTCCTCCTTCTCCTTACGCTTCCGGGACGACGGCTTGAGCCCTCCACGGCGCTCGGGGTGGACATACTTGTTCATCAGGTGTCCGATGAAGTCCTCCTCCTCGGACTCCTCGTCCGAGTCTTCGTCCGACTCTTCCTCCACATCAATGCGCCCGCCCTTACCGCCCGCAATCGTGTGGATGTGCAGCTTGACGGAGACCTTGGCGCCCTTCGGGATGCGAAGAGAGCTGGAGTCCATCTCTTCCTCTTCGGACTCCTCCTCCTCGTCTTCTGTGTCTGCTGCCTCTTCCTCTTCGGACTCCGACGGAGGGGTGTACTCCTCATCCTCGGACTCGGAGTCGGGCTGCTTGAGGGTTTCGTCCTTTACCCATGTCGTAGACTGGGCACCGCGCTTACGAAGATTGTAACGACTAGGCATCTTGCTGCCTCACAAGGAAAAAAGAAAAGGCAATCCATTTTTGTCGGACTACTAACAATGGGAGACGACACCGCGACGATTAACAGAATCGCGGAGGAGCAGCTGGAGAAACTGGAGGAGAAGGCCGCCGACGACCCGAACATCAAGAAGTCCATCGTGATTGTTGAGGCCTTTCTCAAGTCGCATCCCGTCTTGTGTTACGGTGGTACGGCTATCAACAACTTGTTGGATGAAAAGGACCGCTTCTACGACTTTACACGCGAGACGCCCGACTACGACTTCTATAGCAAGACTCCCCAGGTTCACGCTATGGAGATTGCCGACAAGCTCTTTGCTGCAGGAATCCCCGACATCCAGGTGAAGCCGGGCGTGCACCTTGGTACCTTCAAGGTCTTTGCAGATTACACGGGCGTGGCGGACGTCTCAGAAATGAGCCCTCAGTTGTTTGACCGTTTGTGGGACGAGGGGTATGAGGAAGACGGCATTCACTATGTGACGCCGAACTTTCTGCGCATGTCCACCTACCTAGAGCTGTCTCGCCCTGAAGGTGATGTGTCTCGCTGGAACAAGGTGTACAAGCGCATGATGCTCCTGAACGACAAGTATCCCCTGAAGTGCATCAAGGAGAGCGAACATGTAGAGGAGGCACTGACCGCCGAGCGTAAGAAGGGCGTACTCAAGATACTGAAGGAGGAGGAGATTGTTCTGCTCGGGTTCAATGCAGTGGCGCGTCATTCGTCCAAGACACGCTGGACGACACCCGTGACCTTCTTGGCCGAGCGCAAGACGATTGAGAAATTGACTCGTGGACAAAAGACGAACGTCATTGCCGCCGACGCCATCCTGCCCGAGTGCACGGAGGTCAAGGAGCCCGATGGAACCGTCTACCGCTTCTACGAGACCCGTGCGTGCCACAGCTATCATGAGACCGCGGACGGTATCAAGATTGCAAGCATTCCGACGGTCTTGCAGTTCTACTTTGCGTACATGTATTCGGGAGTCGACGAGGATACGGTGCAACACATTCTGTGTGTGGCCCAGCGGTTGATGGAGCTGGCACATCACGCACAGAAGCGGCGGTTCAAGCTCTTGACGCCGACCGACTGCCTAGGGAAGCAGGAGGACCTGCACGGAATGCTGCGGGAAAAGACCAGGTTGTATTCGGAGCTCTCCAAGAACCGCAACAGCACTGAGTTCTTGACCAACTTCTTCTCATACGCGCCCAACGCCGACAAGGACAAGAAGACCACCCTGCGCAAGCAACTCAAGGGTCTGACTAGGAAAAAGGAGTAATGTTGCCCGTGGTCATACGAGGGATACCGCCCGAGCAGTCACACTCACGCCATCCATTGAGGAACTGCTGAACGAATCCGGTGCCGTTCGGCGTGTGGCTCTGAAACGCATTGCGTCCCGTCCACGCGCCAACACCCGAAGTTGAAATCGCATTGTTGGTGGTGTAAATCAACTGAACCTTGGTTTGGTATGTCACATCGGACGCATTCTGAATCCGCATTCCTTGGACGGGAGTACCGGCCTGTGGGCCGATACCAACCCCCGAAACGTCAATACCGCGGCGGCCTCCTGAGCTCATTTAGTCATTAGGAAGATTTAAACGGACCAATGTACCATCCAAGGTCTGAATACGGGGGCATGACGGGCATCAGTCCCGACGCCGAGGGCTGCTGCGTCGCGAGCTTCTCAATCTCCTCGGGCTTCAGCGTACGGGAATAGTACGTCAGCCCCGAAATGGTGCCGTCCCAGCCATGGTTGTTGGAGCCTACCACCAACGACTCCGTGTTCTGCAAGGGCAGCTGGTTGAGCGTGTGTGTTTGGCGGAGGATGCCATTGATGAATACGCTCAAACTGTACTGGTTCACCTCCACCACTACGTGAATCCACTTCTGCGCGGGAATGTTCGGAATCAGAATGCTCTCCTGTCCACCACCGTACGTGTTCACCTTCACAATCAGAGAGTTGGATGTGGAATCCAAGTAAACGCCTGGACAGTCTCCCTTGCTAAAGACGGGCCGCTGCTGACCATAATTAAATGTAAAGTCGCTCACCGACATCCAGAACGTGTAGGTAAAGACCGCGCCATCTGGCTGATTGAAGGAACGGAAGATATGCGCTACCGGAGTGGTCTCCGACTTTCCCGACTGTGAATTCGGGATAACCTGCTCCATCGTCGTATCCGACTTTCCAGGCACCAAGAAGTACCACACCAGTACGCCGACAACAAGAACTCCTGCTGCGACAATCAGCCACACCTGCATTGCTTCTATGCTACAAACTATGTTCGCATGAATCCCCTAGGTCCCAGACGGAACTGAGGGGGCTGTGAAGGACGAGGGGGTGGGCGTTCGTCATTCGGGAGAACCAGAACATTCTTCAGCTGGGCTTCATATGTTATGTTTCGCTGCCATTCAAGTGTCCACTTACTTAGCACTCGGTCGCCTATATCGTATATGTAGTGGATGCGGCTCTCATCTGCCCTGTACTCGGTACGCAGGAAGCCCGCGCGCGCGAGTCTGATTGTCCAATCCAAGTCTTCGCCACTGGTCGCATCATGGAACTTGACGTTCTTCGCAATGTCGGCCTTCATGACGTTCAAATGATTGGGCGGACGGAGAAAGGTGGTTTCGTTCGCCATGGGGTCGGTCAGCTTGTTCGCGATGCTGTGCGTGAAGGTCCATGTATACCCAACAATCTCTCCGCGCAGGCGCATGCAGTCAAAGTTCCCCGCGATGCACGCTGCGGCATCCTCAAAGTAGTGAGCAGTCACCTTGTCGTCATCGTCGATGAACGACACGTACTTACCCTCTGCGGCCTGAAGCATGTTTTGGCGCTTGGTTCCGATGCTGACCTCGCGGTTGTCAAAGCCGACGTCAATCGCAATACGAAGGGCTGGGCACACGCGCTGCCGAAACTCGTGGATAGACCGAATCAAGATTTGAAGGCTGCGTTCACGTCCAGGGATGGTCGGAATCATAATCGTCCAGTCAAGGGGGTACTGCTTGCGATTGATGTAGTTGTCCATGTCTGCATTCCACGCAAGCTGGTTCTTCTGGTATAGCGAGTCAAATCCTCCGTAGCCGTGACCCGGGTGCTCGTGACGAACGATGCAAGTGGGAACGTACAGACACTTGCTCTTCAGGCTTGTCTTGCACAGGTCCGTGAATTCGGTGTCGCAGTAGAAGCTCTTGTAAGACGGATGGTAGATGTACCCAAACGACTGGTACATGGTCCGCCCCATCACAGACAATGTGTTCAGCTTGTCCTCCTGATGTCCATCATTGAACCACAGAATTCCATTAGTATCGGGGAACGATGCCATCATGTGCGAGCGAATCACATCGTCGTACCCCCCGACTAGCGGAATCATGTCGTCCGACACCAAGACGACAATGTCCCAAGGGTACTCAACCTTCTCCATGTCCGCATTGCACGCTTCAATCTTGGTCTTGCTGCCCCCGTAATAAATCTGATGCCACTCAAACTGGCCCAGAATACGGTCAAACTCATCCTTGACGAGCGTGCGCGTCATGCTGTCATCGTCGGAATCACACGACATGGCAACCCCGATGGACTTCGGGTTTGTTGCCATGTTGGAGTACTGTTGAAGCACCCGCATTGCCTGCTGGGGTCTTGAGCGGGTCGGGAACTTCAGGAGGATACGCATTCCTTTAGTTGATAGTTTGTTTGTAATTCGGTTAACTGCACGTATTTCCAGACATATCCCACGTCTTGCCCGTGGGACACGAGCACCTCGTTGAGCCCGTTACCGACGTTGCACCCGTTGGACAGCTCTTGCACCCCGTGCCTTGTCCGTCCGTGTCACTGCCCGTGGTGCTGAATTTGTTGGCTGGACACTGGGCAATAATCGGAGCGTTGGATATCTCGTGTGCAAAGGGATTCCATGTGAGACCGTTGGACCCAGGACTGAGAATAGACGACGCGCTGACCTGCTTACCGCTTGAGTCCTCAATGATAATCGTATACCCGAAGAGATTGTATGCGGTGCCCGTGGGACCCGCCGCGCCTCCCGAATTAACGAGAGTTGAACAGCTCGTGCCCGCAGCGTAGAAGGAGCGGGCATCGGCAGGCACGAGTTGGCTGCCCTGACCGTGGACATTGCACACATATCCAGAGAAGCCGCCATTGGCACCCACCAGCAGGTTGCCGGTGGCCGACCGCGGCACGGCGGGAATGACAGCAGACTTGACTAGGTTGCCATTGATGAACACGTCCATGTTCCGCTGAAACACGGTAACGGATACCGAGAACCACGTTTGCAGGGGGATGTTCTCAACCGCAGTCACGAAGATGGTTCCGTTGGATGAAGACCCATTGGCCGCACCCGCTTGAGCCGCGCCGCCTGAATTTGATGCGTACGTCGTCAGGTAGACGTTAAGCGTATTGTCTGTTGGATGCAGAGTAATACGGGGGCTCACGATGGTCGGGTCGGCTGTTGCTGTTCGCATCAGGACCTCCTTTTCTGTACCGAACTTGTAGTCCCAGTCCTGCACAAACATCCAGAATTGTAGGGCATAATCGGACCCCGGATTCAATGGAATGCCTGTAGCGGGAATGGTGCCACCCGTCTTGCCCGAAATCGGCACAGGGGCCTGGTCTACAGTTGTTGTCGCGGTTGTTGCGCGCATGGCAGCCACAACCACAACAATGACTAGGAGTCCAACGAAGACACCAAGTATGATAGAGGACGTCGTGGACATGCTGGAGACTGTGACGGGTCCATAGCCAGGGGCTCCTTGGGGAAAGTACCCCGCTGGAATCTGGGGTACACTTGTAGTCCCACCCATTTGTATTTACAAGGGAACTTCTTTATTTACATAATGGAAAAACGGACTTTGGTCCCACAACGAAACCCAGTGGTAATGTATTGCAACAACTGCGGCGAGAAAGGACATGTGTTCAGAGGGTGCAGGGATCCAGTCTTGTCGTGTGGCTTGGTGGTGCTCGAGACGCCCACAATTCCAGCGCCCGTTGGGACCGTCCGAGTCTTGATGATTCGGAGAAAGGACAGCATGAGTTTCGCAGAGTTCATGCGGGGGAAATACGACCCCGCGAACAGTGAGTACGTGGGACGCCTGCTGGCAAACATGACGACAGGCGAGCAGCAGGATATTGCCCACAAGCCGTTTGACGAGCTGTGGCGCCAGCTGTGGGGCGATGACCACTCGTCTAACGAGTACTTGGTTTCCAAGGAGAAGTTCACTGCGCTGGACACAACCAAGCTGGTAACGGACTTTGCGTCTGTCTACTCCGAGCCCGAGTGGGGGTTTCCGAAAGGCCGCCGCGTGCGGACGGAGACGGATTTGGAGTGTGCCGTTCGCGAATTTGGAGAGGAGACCAATGTGCCCCGAGAGGCGTATGTGGTCCTCAACAACATTCTGCTGGAGGAGACCTTCACAGGTCTGAACGGAGTGCAGTATCGCCACGTGTACTTCGTGGCCCTGCTATCCAAGCCCGAGCTCGTGAATCTAGGCCAGAAGATGACCTACATGCAGAAGCGGGAGATTTCGGGGATTGGTTGGAAGACGTTGGAGGAGTGCAGGAACTATGTGCGTCCTCACCATGTGGAGC